GAAGAACAAGCTGAGCCATAAAGCCATTGCTGACAGCATGGAGATGGCTGCACGTGAAGACGGCTTAGCTGGTCAACACATGCGCCAGATGATGGAATTTCAGCGCAAGAAAGAGATCCAAACGATCTGGTCAAATGGCAGAGAAAAGACTTTCAACGCCAAGGGTGATGATTTTGCACACTGGAAGAATCCAGAAGTGATTAAGGCGTTAAAAGCTGGTAAGGGAAAAGGTGAAGGCTTTGTCAAAGATATTGCTGATTCCTTGGAGAAAGGAAGCAACAATGCATTCTTGGGTACTGTTGGTAAGGTCAGCAGCGGCGCAGCAGGTCACACAGTGGAAGCTGCTCACTTAATCGTGATGAAACAGGAAGCGCAATTTACGCAGCTAACAAAAGCAAGCGTTACAAAATTGCGTGAGGCAGTAAAAAACAGTGTGCAGCAATCAGCAGCAGGTAAGCCTCTGCAGATCACAACAAAAGATCTGTATAAGCGAACAGGTAAAACAACGCAGAAGACTAATGAAGGTTGGCTAGGTACTTATGTGCATGAGATGGGTCATCAAATTCATTTCAGAGCTGGCAGACCATCAATTGGCAGGTATATCACTGATGGCTTGGATGGATTATCACCACTGCAACAGAATTTGGAAGTGCG